CTTGTATTTGTAGTCAAGATATGTCATCTCTCCCCAAGGAGTGTCACGCATGACAGACTTTTGATGTTCTGGGACGCAAACATCTGGATTTCTTTTTTGAAACTTGACCGCATCGCAGCCAGCTGCAGCAGAAATATCAATAAGCTTCTTAGCTATATCTAGATCTCCGTTGTGATTAATGCCAATCTCCGAAATGATATAAGTCTCTTCCATACTAAGAATAGTATTTATTTTAAAAGGAAAGTCAACATAAAAATTCCTCGCATGATTGATACAATCGCTCTCTTTGATGTCTATCTGGTCTATTATTAGGGTAATCCGTGTTCCTTTTGAACCTATACCCAGTAAAGGATTGGCCAGAATGAAGATGCCCCGGCAAGTCTTTACATGGGGTTATAAAAACATTCTCGTAGAACGCCTGTTTCCAAGGATTAACTCTTATATCACAGCCATTAGCCAACAAAAAATAAAAACCAAAGCATTGCTCTGGGTAATCCAACTGTATATTATCTAAGAAGGTTTTTTCTGCGTTTAACACCATCATAAAACAGCCTTCCTTAATAACTTCGGTTTTACCACCGAACAGGTGAGAAGAAAAACAAAAGTTATGCATTTTCCAAAATCCATTATCTGTAGTATGAACTTTTTGAGGATTATCCCTCATGTTTTCTACAAACGCAGAAAGATCTGGGTAGAGTTCATCGCTTCTAGCTCTAATACAGTATTTTTTTGTAACTAATCTACTTCCTTTCCAAGTTGTGAAGGCTTGAAAAAAACGACAACCTTGATTATTTATCTCATTAAGATTCTCTGGATATTCACTTAAAATTAATTTATATTCTTTTTTAGTCTTATTAAGCAAACTTAAATCTTCGTCTTTCCAAGTTGATACAATTACCTCTTCAAATCCTTGATCATAATAACTATCTATAGACTCGAAAGTTCTGTCATCTATCGGACCCGTGATTATTATGGATATGTCAGAATTATACATTTAGCTGCTGCTGGGCTATATTTTTGAATCTATCTAAATCATGTTTGGACAAATCAATCTCTACATTAACTTTATTCATTGGATCTACATAAATAGAACCAAAAGCTGACAATTCTTTACAGAAATTTACATGATCGCATTCTCCGTCAGTTGACCATTTTACCTGTTTGATTATATCTGTGTATGATAATGCAAAGCCTCCAAACGCTGAATTACATTTTATTGGGTTTCCCAAAGACCAATTCATTCTATCTAGCCCGTTTTTAAATGGGCAGTCTGTCCAGTATAACCCTCTATTATTTGATCTATCTAACAAAGGGTATACATCATAGTAAGAGTCCGAGGTCACTTCAAAAGTATAATCAGGTATATTCTGCCTGATATTCGGGGTTACTAATACCGCATCTTCTAACGAGTCTATAAGATTCAAATGAGATTCTAAATTATTCTTGTCGAAATTAATGTCAGAGTCTATCATTAAGGTATACTTTGAAGAACTGTTTTTGAGTAAATCTTTACATTTGTTCCTGAAGCCGCAAAGCATTTGCATCCTCTCTATATTTTGGACACTTCCAAAACTTTCAGCATCTAAATCCTCATGAAGAAACTTATGGGATCTGCCTTCAAGCCAACTTTCCAGTAAAGCTACAGTAGAATCTTTTGAGTCATTTTCGTAAAAATAGTACTCAAAATCATAATCTAAATCCTCTAGATCCTCTAGTTGACTAAGAGTTTTAGATAAATGCGGTTCGCTATCCCGCCACAAAGAATAAACGGCTATAGTATCTCTCATGCTAATGCATGATTATACTTTAAATCTCGTCTTCTTCAATAATCTCTACGGTAGAGGGGAGATCAGAAAGGTTTGCAAGCATCTCTTCTTCAGTAGAGAATCCTTCGTCATCCCAACCCCACTCAGAAAACTTTTCTTCGTCATCCCAAGCTATAACATCTTCAGAAGCCATAGAACTTACTGGCCGCTTAGACCAGAATTTACAACTCCAATAGCGAGGAGTCATCTTATCTTTAGCGGTATCACACTTGTGACGCGCCCTAAAGTTCCTACGACGATCTGGATCGTCACGCTTTATTTCCATGTTTGGATCTCCGAACTTAACCATTACAATATTACCTGTTTTAGGGTTTTTAACATAAACGCCAAATTTTTTCTTACCATCCTTCAAACGGAACGGTTTATTAAGGTTTTTCTTTTCAGCCTCAGTATATTCTAAATCTTCAGTGCAATCATCCTGCTCCCATTCGTTAGCACCCACCTTAACTAAATCAATGTGAGCCACATCGAACTCTATATGCTCAAAGTCAATAAAAGCTTCCGACTCTGCTTGAATGTAATAATCTTCTGACCCCTTAGCTACGTCTTGATCAGCAGCACGGTAGGACTTCTTTACTTTACCGCCTCTAACCATTTTAAGGAACATATTTACGCGAGCCATAGCCCACTGACCTCTAGTTTTTCCCGGACGGTGGCTGGAGGAGAAAGCCCCTGCACCACGACGATAAATCTTTTTAAGCTGCCCAAGAGTCACTTTTTTAGAATGCTTCTCATTATGTTCGGCTACTTTATTTTTTAAGGACTGGACGACTTTTGCAGAAAATGTAATTGAACCCCCTTTACCACCAGCAGAACCTTTCTTATTTTTACTAGAACCTTTCTTTCGTTCTGATGGTTTTGCAGGTGTTTGCGCTCCACTTTTTGGCCCACCTCGCTTTGCAGCTTCAGTTTGCTCCAAAAATTCTTTGATTTTCTTAGAAAAGTCCAATTCCATTGTATTTTTCTTTACACTAATTTTAAGTATAAATGAAATCAACCTTCACAAGATTTACATTCCATAAGGGATCTAGCCAATTCTTGACTGGGATTTGCACTTCTTTGATAATAAAACCCTTTTAATCCACTCTCCCAACCAAAAATCATAAGCTGATTTACTTCTTTTAGGTTAGCTTTAGGGGCTATCATAAGATTCAAAGATTGGCCTTGATCTAAAAACTTCTGTCTTTGAGACGCTTGGATTACTATTTCTTTCTGAGTGATCTCTCCAAATGTCTTAAATACGTCCTTCTCTTCGACACTTAAAAAAGCTAAATGCTGAACAGAACCCCCAGTTTCAAGTATACTCATCCAAACCTCATTAGTGTCTTTACCTTTTTCAGCCAAGAGGGTTTTAAGGTATGGGTTTCTGTAAGTGAACTTCCCTTTAGCTAAATTCTTTACAAAGTAATTAGAATTAAGCGGTTCAATAGATGGAGATACTTGACCCAAAATGAATGAACTACTCGTAGTTGGGGCAATAGCTAGAGTCGTAGTGTTTCTACGGTTGTAACCCTCACAATATAAAGGGCTTCCTAGTAGTTTGGCAAGTTGTATAGTTGCTAGATCACTATGCTGACGGATCTTCTTGAAGATGTAACTGTTTTGCAGTTTAGCCTCCATACTTTCGAAGCTAATCATTTTACTCTGTAAGTAAGAGTGCCAGCCAAGGACACCCATACCTAAAGCCCTATGACGCTTTGCAAAATTATGGGAAGACTCCATAAATGGAATATTCTTAGTCTTAATAATATATTCCTCCATAACTGCGTCAAGAAACATTGTTAACGTCTCAATAGCATCTGTATCTACAATATCATCCCAATGGATAAGATTAAGAGAAGATAAACAGCAGACAAAAGATTCATCTTCTTTAGATGGTAGAGCAATCTCATTACAAAGATTAGAAGCATAAATCTTCATGCCTTTATCTTTATAGCAATCAGGAGCTTGGTTATTTGCTGCATCTTGGAAGAAAAGATATGGATAACCAGTCTCAAACCTTTTTTTAATGACTGAAGCCCATATCTGGCGTTTGTCAGAATCACCCCCTATCATTGATTTCATCCACTCATCTGTAACCGTTACAGCGAAAGACATCTCTTGGATTGGATTACCTTCACTTCGGATACGGAGGAACTCTTTTACATCTGGATGCTCAATAGGGAGGTAAGCAGCGAAAGACCCACGACGTACATTGCCTTGAGATACTACAGAAGCGACTTTATCAAATAGCTCCATAAAATGGACAGCCCCAGAAGACTCACCTCCAGAATTTATCGGTGCGCCCCGTTCACGGAGGTCTCCAAAGTAAGCTGATGTCCCAGATCCATGCTTGGTTTGCATTCCAACCTCTGATTGTTTAGCTAAGATACCATCCATCCTGTCAGGCACATATACACCATTACAAGATATAGGAAGACCTCGCTTACGACCGAAGTTAGACCAGACGGGAGAAGCTAAAGAGTAAAAACCCTGCTTCATATAGCCTACAAACTTATTAGAGAACCCATCAATACCTAGATACTTTTCAGCAGTATCTGCGATATCACGAATCCTCCGCTCTGGAGTTTCACCATCTTTGAGGTAACCACGCTCAAGAAATACCCTTGAGTCTTTGTTTAGCCAATAATATTCAGTCATTTAAAACAAGTCTTCTTCGTTGAAAGTCTGTGAATTTTTTGAGTACTCAACAGGTCTAGAATGGAAAAAATCAGTGGCATTATTGCCAAGTAACTCCTCCTCAAACCAAATTGTATCTTTCAGCAGATTTTTGTCAACATCGAAAGCTTGTTTAAAGCCAATTTTTTGTAAAGAATCATTGATTCTATTTTTAATGAACTCTTTTAGGATTGGTGCATTAAGACCTTTTGCTTGAATACCATTGATCATCCAGTCAACGATGTTACTCTCAGCTTTAAAAGCTTGTTGAGCCTCATCAAGAATACGTTCCTCCAACTCTTCATCAAATAGTTCGGGGTGTTCATCTCTAATGGTGTTGATTATCTTCATCCCAACCAAGGCATGAACGTTCTCTTCGTTACGAGTATACTTAACTTGTTGATCAGTATCTTTTAGTACGTTACGATAACGGGAAAACCAATTTATGACGTAAAATTGGGAAAACAACGACACGTTCTCTACAAAAAGGGTGAATAGGATCAAAGCGTAAACGTATTGCTTTTTGCTATTCTTGTAAAACTTGTGTGTGTATTTCCGAAGATAGTTCACTCGGCCCTCGATAAAGTCGAGCTTTAGATTCTCCTCAAAAACCTCTTCCAAACCAAGGACTTCCAAGAGCCTCTCATACGCATTATTGTGAATGACTTCAACGTTAGCCATTACAAAACCTAAATCGCTAAACGATGGGTGCGGCAAATTGTCACCCAACTTACTCCAAAACTTCTTAACTGCTACCTCAATCTGACCGATTGCAGAGAGGGTTCTAACGATAATCTCTTTCTCTTGCTCATTCAATACCACGTTAAAGTCCTGCAAATCAGACGTAAAACTGAACTCTTTATCGGTCCAGAAGCCGTTATGCATTGCTTCGATAAACTCTCCTGCCCAAGGATAATGGTCAGGCTTACGCGATACTTGTTCTTGAAAAATCATGGTAGAGATAGTTACACTTTTAGAGCGATTTCGTCGCGTGTCGAGCGAAAATTTTTAATTTTTTTTTTGTTGACACGAATTTGAATATTCCTATAATACCGTTAACGGTCAAAATCCGCGAGGTTTCGTTTGCTTTAAAGTGAAACCTCTGGTAAAAGGAACGAATGAATAATATTAATATAATATATATAAAAATATTATAGATATAAAAATATGATATATACTATTAATATAATATATACGTTAATATAATATATTATAAAAAAGGATAAATGTTTTTAGTATTTTAAAAAAAGAGTTATGCAAACGGATCAAGAATTAATTGAAAAAGTAAAGAGTAGTAATGACAACGATAGTCTTGTCGAAATCATTAACAGACATTCAGGAGTTTATCACGGTATGGTGGAAAGGTTTCTCTCCGGTGATAAAAACGTTGAAGATAGAGATAGTATTCTTCTAGAAAAAGAATTTACAATATACAGTTCGGTGTTAAAGTATGACCCTACAAGAGGTGCAAAATTTGCAACTTACCTAGCTAATGAAGCTAAATGGAAATGTTTGAATGCGCTAACGAGGAATAAAAAATTTAAAAAATGCCCCCTAGATGATCTTCTCAAACAACCCGAAGATGAGGGCGGCTTCGAAAGCAATGAGAATTACGAAGTCTTTTCCTTATTTAAAAAGTCCTTAGATAAAGAAAAAGACGAAAGGGTCAAAAAAATTATTGACATGAGGTACAATAACGTATCTAATAAGCTTACACCTTGGAGGAAGATAGCTAAGTCCCTTGGTATGAGTATCCAAGGGGTAATCAATATCCACAATCGGTATCTATCTAAATTCAAGAAAGAATCAGAAAATTATGTATAATAATATTACAGCAGTAGGGTATCTTGTAAAAGATCCAGTCACACGCCAACTTAATGGCGGTAAGTCGGTAACCACTCTAAGGATTGGTATCTCCAAAAGTAATGCTAAAACTAAATGCTTTATTGACCTTGAGGTTTGGGACAAGCTTTCGGAAATAGCCTCTAAGTACCTTACAAAAGGTCGTGAATTCGTCTTTTCTGGTGAGCTTGCAATGGATACTTGGGAGAATAAAGAGACAGGGAAACCTCAATCGAAATACTTCATCAGAGGAAACGATATTCAATTCTTGAACTCTGGTAAAAAAGAAGATGGAAAATCTTCTGATTCTGATTCCGCTCCTGCGACCGCTACCGCTGGTCCAGTATCTGATGATGAGCCTCCGTTTTAATGAAGATTTTAGTTGAAGCTCCTATCAACTCGTTAAGCCTCGGTAATGTTTCTTTTAACATTATCCGGGAGCTTTTCGATAGGGGTTATGACGTTGGAATTTGGCCGACAGGTAATGTTGACCTAAAAGCTTACGATGCTGATGAAGATTTGGTAAAAAAAATCGAAAATGGTATCAATAATAGGTATGATTACCTTAGTGATAAAATACCAAGCTTAAGAATTTGGCATTTAAACGGCTCTGAGAACAGAAAAAATCCTAATCAATATCTGTTAACTTTTTATGAATGTAATAAACCGACAGATATCGAGAAAAAGATTTATGCTTCTCAAAGTGAAACATTCTTTAGTTCTTCCTGCGCTTCTGACTTGTTTGGCGGCGTGTTCTGCCCATTGGGTTTCGACGAAGATTTCAAAGAAACAAAAAAAGAATACTTGAATGACATAACCCATTTTGGATTAATGGGTAAGTTTGAACATAGAAAGCATACTGCTAAAATTATTCAGACTTGGTTAAAGCAATACGGTAATAATCCTAAATATCAACTTTCTTGTTTGGTTAATAACCCTTTCTATAAGAAAGAAGATATGGATTCTACAATCAATGCCGTTTTAGGTGGAGAAAGATATTCTAATATTAATTTCTTACCTCATTTGGAAAAGAACTCAGAAGTCAATGAATTTTTAAATGCAATCGACATTGATCTTACAGGACTTTCTGGGGCAGAAGGTTGGAATCTGCCTGCTTTTAACGCAACTTGTCTTGGCAAATGGAGCATTGTTCTTAATGCCACATCTCATAAAGATTGGGCTACTAAAGATAACTGTATTTTGGTGGAACCTTCAGGGGAAGTAGAATGTTATGATAACATCTTTTTCAAGAAGGAGTCTCCTATTAATCAAGGAACTTTCTATGATTGGGAAGAGGAAGATGTGATAGAAGCAATGGAAAAGGCTGAAAGCAAAGTGGGACAAATTAACACAGAGGGACAAAAGTTAGCAGACAGGTTGACTTACAAGAACACTGTAGATGTCATTTTATACCGTATATTCAAGGATTTTGATGTGGTATAAAATATGATAAGGATATATTATGATTGATACATTATTTGATAACCTATTTGAAGATTACTCATCTAAACCTTATAGCACCATTAAAGACAAAGGGGACTTTTACGAACTAAAAGTAGAACTTCCCGGTTTCTCTAAGGAAGATGTTGAAGTAGAAGTTTCAGACGATTTACTTCAAATTGAAACTAAGCCTAAAGAATCCAAGAAGAGATGTTCGGTAAAACTTATGAAAAGAGTTTATACAGAAAACATAACTTGTAAAATGGATAAAGGGCTGCTTCATCTAGAGCTACCTAAGAAAGGGGTGGTTAAGCCTTGTAAGATCAAGGTTAATTAAACAGCGGGGGTGGAAACGCCCCCGTTTTTATTTATAATATAATATGCCTTTATACGCTTATCGCCATCCAGATACAGGAGAAGAGAAAGATATCCTTCAAGGAATGAATGATGAGCATATCTATATCGACGAGTTTGGTACTCAGTGGAAAAGGGTTTTTAACGTCCCTCATGCCTCAATTAACTCTAAGATCGACCCATTTAACCAAAGTCAGTTTGCTGAGAGTACAGGTTCAAAAAAAGGTACTATGGGGGATATGTTCGACTACTCAGCTGAAATGAGTCAGAGAAGAGCTGAAAAAGCCGGAGGAGTTGATCCAGTCAAGCAAAAGTATTTGGATGATTACTCAAAGAGAACTAACGGTAAGAAGCATCACTCCCAATCTAAAACTTACGAAAGTAAGAATGTAAAGGTCGAGTACGATTAGTTAGTTAACTCGCGGCTAAATGACAAGGAGTAAGTCATGCTGTCGTTTACATTCATTTGATAGGCTGCATTCTCTAGCCTGAGATCAGAAAATGAAAATGTATTTTTGAATGCTTCTCCTGTGTCCACTACTTCAACTTCGAAATTGTACACAGATTCATTGTTTATCAGCTGTGAAATCTCACCAGTAGCTAAACCAGAGACTAAAAACTCTAATTCCACTGATGAAGTTAATGGATATTGGACCTTTCTTCCATATGGGTAATTACTACCTAGCCCAAACAAATCAATTCTATTAATCGGTATATTGAATGAGAACGATTGTATACTTGCATCACCACTGATGGTAGAGCCACCAATCTGCAAATTCTGAAGAGTTATGTTTAATTCATTAGGAGAGCATAAGGGCGGCTTAAATCTATTTACTGATGCATAATCTCCAAACCCATTTACACTAGCGTCTTCTAAATTGACGCTCGCAACACCATTATTATTACCAGAGGATAGATTGATAGCGGGGATCTGTAGTGAATCAAAAGATCCTTGATTAACTGTTATATTTGAGCATTTGTATGAAGTAGAGACGACAGGTAAAGATCCTATCGAAAAACCTAATGAATAGTTAGTTAAAAAAGCATTACCGATACAAATCACTTCAGACTCATTGCCTAAAGTTGATATAACAGAAGCATCATTCACAATCATATCAGCCGCTCCATTCTCATGGTTGACTATATAAAAATTTTGATCTTGGTTATTATAACCACTAAAGAACTGTGACTTATCAACTCCCGTTTGATCGTTTATTAGACCCAACATATTTTCATTTAACATTGCTGGCGTGTAATAGTAACTAATAGATAAATCGACATCAGGCATTCTAGTTATCTCATTGATAGCTAAATCCTTAGATCCAATCTGCTTTGATTTCTGTCTTTCCTGAGAGAACCCTACAGAAACACCCTGCACGGCGCTCATATAAGCTCCACCCATCGAAGATCCACTTCTAACGGTAGTGCTAAAGGCTGGTCTTTTACCAGCTATAACAATAGCATTATTACTCTTTAAAATATTTCTAGCCATACTAAATTCCTGTTGGGATTACACCTAAAACGTCTTCTATTAAACTTACAGAAAAATCATGAGAATTAAAATGCTTCCAAGTATGATTCCATTCTGGGCAATACACAGATTTTGGTTGGTTATACACAGACTCTAAATCAACTCTAAACCTTCTATAACCAGCTTTATTCTCTAAGAAGTGGAGCATGGATTTTAGTTGCCTATCTGATATATCTTTAAACTCATAATTAATCGGGAAAGAGGCATTATTATCTTTAGTTTTAACTCTCTGCTTAAATGAATTCCTAAACTCAAGCTTTTCATTTTTAAAAGTTACATCATTTTGGAACCCAACGTCAGGCTTATAAAAGAATCTCTGGGACCAGAAAGACCCTTCTCCAGTAGGAGAGTTCTGGGCGTTCGATGTGTGGTCTCCAGTACAGTAATAAAAATTATTTAATTTATTCTGATTCACCCCAGTATAGACAACATCAAATTCATTATAACTTACTGAAGTGTCCCAGTCTCTAAATCCTGTATTTACAAAATTCATGCCTGACCAATTAAATATGTTTGGGGCTTGATCTATACTATATGATACAGCAACTTCATAGTGTTGATTATTAACGTGATTAATAGCATAATTATCTGATATACCAGACACATTTTGATATATGCCGCTATTATCAATATTGACCTCAAACATTTGAGTGCCATTTTTACTCTCAATAAAAGCCGCTAATTTACGAGCATTAGATTCATTTAAATCATACCTAACTTCATATTGAGCCTCTAAACTATTCATAGAGAAAGGCATCATATTAATTTGATGATCATCCACCTCATATTGAAACGTTTTGGATTTAAAGGACGCTTTAGACCCATACACAGGAACAAGGTTTAAAGCTGCGTAAGTTGACTCCACAGCTATACCCGAAATGTTTTGATCTCTATTATAAAATAATTCAGAACCCATGACCAATATAATTTAAATTTAAAATAGTAGAACCATTATCAGAAGCCGATAAAGACTCACTTACTAATGTAGCATTAGGAATCGACAAGGCTTGAATATCCGTTCCGTCCCTACCGTCAATATCAAAAGAAACAGTTTTGTTTTGCCTGTTAGTTAAGAAGTTAAAGGAACTTTGAGGAAAAGCTTCGTCAACCTCAATCTGAACTTGAGCCGAATACTCCAAAGGAGGGATGAATTCAACAGAAACAGGAGTTTCACTACCTATAGAAAAATTAGGCTTTCTACTGGATGTGATCGAGTAATCAAATCCAATAACTCTGTTAGTAGTAGAGTTGTCGCAAGTAATACTTATAGATCCTTGGGAAGGGATGTATATTTCACCAGTGCTTCCAAATTCACTAGGGTTCTCACTAGAAGATATCATCTCATTAAAAACAGATATTGAAGCATTAACTTTTGGAACAGATCCTACAGCACAGTTGACAGAATATGAGTTCAGGTATGCATCAGAGAATCTGTAAGAAACCCCCGCATATCTAATGTTACCCGTCATACTGCTCGACCCAGTAAAATCCAAAATAGGATCATTATATATAAGATGTCTACTGATAGACACTTTCTGCTCAGTAGCACCACCAACAGTTGTTAAACCCTTCCTTGACCCAAGGGGCTTAACTGTATTTGCGCTATTAGAATATGAAAAGTCTACAGAGCTGATACCGGAGAGTGCGCTACCAGCTATGTTGACATTTACTTCGTCATTTAATCTTGAACCTAACATTATCTTCTAAGTTGTCCTCCTAATCTTTTTTCATCCGCAATTACCTGCTTAACAGCCGTCTTAATCTTATCAGACAACGCTTTTTGTTGATCTGTAGAGTTTTGACCTTGCGTTTCTGTCTCTGCTCCATTCGATCCATTGATAGTAATATTAATATCTCCTGTTGATTGAGATGTCTCTGTTGCTATAATTAATTCGTCGAGCTTAGCGACTAAGTTTGTGTTATCACCAGTCCCAGCTCCAGAATTAAGAGCTTGTAGGTTACCTGCGCCAATATTTCTTGTGGCAGCGGCGTTCATTACGAACTCTCCACCAGAAAGCATTGCGGGGACTGTATCAACTCCACCAGCAGCAGGAATTAATCCTCCTGTAGCTTTTCTGATAAGGTTTTCGTTATAAGATCCATCAGGATTAAAAGGATTACCTTTAATACCAGAGGAAGCGTTGTAATTACCAAAACCACGATCTTCAGCGCTTAATCCATCAATAGCATCATTTCCTTGTGCATCTCTATGTACTATTGGACCTGAATAAACGCTAGGTCTGGCAGATGAACTTTTTGGTGTGAATCCTGATCCAATACTGCTAGGACCACTCTGGAAACCTCTCCCTGTAAATAAATTAGATAAACCTCCATAAGATTGACCAGCTATATTATTACCTCCAAAAAGAGAACCTTTTAATCCAGCTCCAAACTTAGTTCCAAATGACCCTTCCGTTCCTGAAAATCCAGCTTTAAATCCAGCTGACATAGATTTAAACCCCGCGCCGACAACAACGCTAGCTGCTGCCGCCGCTAAAGACTTCATCAACTGCTTCTTCGACTCTTTCTTTTGCCTTATAGCTTGCTCTTCAGCAGCCACTTGGCTAGCGTACAAATCAAAAGCTTGTTGTTTTGCACCTTGAACTTGCTGGAACTGAGGGCTATTTCTCTTACCAAACATACTAAGTCTACCGCTTTCTGGGTCGAGAAACGCCCCATTGCTAGTAAGAGTATCTCTACCCATAGCTATTGGAGTTTGAGTGGCGAAAGAAAGAAGGTTTCCTGCTCCGACAATCGCTCCTGCTCCGTTCATTCCCGGAGTGGTAAACATGCCTTCACGATCCCTGACTTGGCCCCCAGATCTGAATCCTTGCATAGAACCTGAGTTTAGTGAAGACATAAATCCGACACCATACTTTCTGACAGCCTTTTTGTTCATTACAAACTCGCCACCCATGAGCATCGCCGGGACATCATCTTTAGTACCTGACCCCCCTCTGATAGGACCACCTCCTTGTTTTCCAATTCCGAAACTACCTAGAACATCATCGACGGCACTTTTCATAAAAGCGCGACTCATTGTACTTAAGAATTCTGAAGCGACACCTAACAAAATATCCCCAAGATTCTCTCCTTTTTCGATAGCGTCTAACATTGCATTACCAATGTTATGAGCAAAGGAAAGAGACGCATCCTTTAGGCTTTCGTTTAACTGATTTGAATTCTCAAGGGCTGTGGGTATTGCTTCACCGATTCTGTCAAAAACCCCCATCTCCATAGTGAGTCTTCTGAATTCTCGGTCAACATTTTCAGCTTTTCCATCAAGAACGTTTTTGTTAGCTTGAGCAATACGACGAGCATTACCAGATTCAGATCGGGAAAACGGGGCTAAAATTTTAGAAAGTTGTTTATTAATATCAGCTTCATCAGATAACGACAATGTCAGATCTTGACTAGCATCTATAGAGTCTCGCTCTGTTCTTTCGTTATCCGTAACTGCTTGATTTAAATCTGCAAGTGCTTGGAGAAATTTTAAAAGAGATTCCTCTTGAATTGTTGGGGGTGGGAGAGGGACTCTACTAGAGGTAATACCTAACTGTCTATCTTTTCGTTTTTTAGCCAGACCTAAAGCGTCTGTAAAGATACCGTCTTTGGCAACCTCCCTCAAAAGATTAAGGGGGTCAGACTTAGGATCTCTTAAATTAGCTTTTAATTTCGGAAATTTATTTTCAATAGCTTCTGGGATTTTAAAGGTTCTAGCCATTTTATCAATACCGGCTTGACCTTCATCACCACTAACTCGCGCTAAACCTTGATTCAAGCTAGCCATTCTAGCAGTTAAATCTCTTACTTGTTTGTCGTCCCCTAGTCGAGTAGCTTTCTCTTTTTGTACCCCTAGAGATCTTAAAGAGTCTTGAATTTCAGATCTTTCTCCAGCGCTTTTATTCTTCTTTCCAAATTGAATAGTTTGGGCCACTAAAGATCTCTCCGCTTCTATTTCTTTTATTATTTGTTTTTGTTTAGTTAACTCTTTGGTCTCGTCTTGCCTATTTTTCAGGGTCTTTTGAGAGGCTTTAAAGATACCTTCGTTTTGGTCAAGTTGTATACCGAGACTTTCCATAAGGTTTTTAGCTACATCATCATTTAAACCATTAGTATTATAAATTTTATTTACTATCGCTAAGACTTTCTTTTTATCTGCAAGGTCTTTAGCGCTTATATTTAAAATTTCATTTTGTATATCTTCGATTTGCTTTTCTTCGAGTTTTAATCTTGTTAACTCATCTCTCTGGCTACCTATAAAATCTAAGTTTTTACCAGCCAAATCATTTAAAAGTTTTTGCTGATCAGCTTTCTGTTTTAAAGCTAGTAGAGCATTATCATCCAACCCCCCTAAAGCTTCAGCTTTCATAAGCTCCTTATCTGTATCGGTAAGAATTTTAAGATTTTCTTTTCTAATCTCTATAGCTGTTTGAAGTCGAGCTTTAGCGTTAGCTAAATTAATTCTTTCTACTGCCTTAACGTTTTCTTTAGCTTCATCCGAGAGCTTAGTAATAGATGCATTAATAGCTTCGATAGGAAGATTTAAGGCTTGAAATTCTTTTATTAAAGCTTGTTTCACTTTAGGGTCTGAATCAAATCCTTTTGTGCCGCGAGCTTTGTTTTCAAATTCTTCTTGACGGGCAGTTTTATCAACATTAGCTTGAGACTCCAGATTAGCCATTAAAGCATTAGTCCTACTTGTGGACAATTGTCCAAAATTGCCATCCTTAGCTTGAGCTATTGAAGAATCTATTATACTTTTAATTTCTTTTTGAGTGCTTCCAGCATTAAAAGCTTCAAATATAAGACCTTCAATTTTTGTAAATTTTTCTTTATCTGACCCGCCCTGCAAGCCACCAAAAATTCCACCGCCCAAATTAGCTTTTAATCTATCTACATTAGCTGTAGCTAATGAAAGGTTATCCTTTTTAAATTCCTCTTTATCACCTACGTTAAGAGCCGCTAGTCTTTTAGCTGCATTTTCCTGAGCGTTAGTCAATCTTTCTGTAGCTTTTTTATTTACTTCTGTAGAACCTGTAAGTTTTTCATTTATCATATGGAGAGCCTTAAGTCCCCCTGCTACTACAGCAATTGGGCCAGCGAATTTCATTATAGCCCCTGAGACAAATTTAAAAACTCCTACCAAACCACTTCCGGCAGCTTTCACAGCTAAACCTCCACCTCCTCTTAGAAGACCTCTTCTCTTGGTGGCTTGACGTAAACCTCCAAACTGACCCCTTGAGTCTAAAAGACTTGATTTCCCAGCTGTCATTAACCCCCGACCTTTACTTACTATTCCTCCAAGCCCTCCAAAAGCTTGCATAGCGGTGAGAGCCATAATAGCTTGCGTAGAAGCTTGAGCAAGTTCGAACATGACTTTGGACACTCCCTTAGATTCTTCAGCCATCTCTCCTATTCCACTTTGAAATAGGAACAGCACAGACTGTAGAGCAAAAAGCTTATTAGTTAATCCGTCTACAGCTTGACCCGAATCCCCTTTAGCAAAATTAGGAATAGCTCCAGTAGGTTCATCACGAGTATTCGTCACGGCAAGACCCATTGGGTTTTGTGAGCTGCGGAGCTTACCGCTTTGATTAACCCTAATTTGACTAACAGGTAAACCAGCAGCTTTTTCTCTACCAATAGCGTCTTGAAGAGGGTCTACAAAGTTAGGTATATAACCAGAGGCAGCGGTTTTGCTGTTAACCATTTTAGGCTTTCTACCTGTTATGACCTTACCTTTAACGTTATTAAGAATCTGTTTAGCGTATTTAGTCTTGTTTCCGGGACTGGTTGAACTTTTAAAATCTCCAAATTCAAACCCCTTACGTTGGATACCAAAAATAGCCTCCAAAATTCCAGATTGATCTTTATCAAATTGAATATCCAGTTGTCCCCCCCCACCGTCTTTGTTGGCTTCTTGAGAAACTCCTCCTGTAATAGCCTGAATTAAAGCTTCAAATGTAGCCCCCTTAATGGCCCCAAAAGCTCCGGGTCCACCTTTCTCCATTATGTCTTTAACATTTTGACTTGAGACTGTTTCTGGGTCAGTCTTGAAACCAATCTGTTTTCCAAATTTTTTAAATACCTTATTGATACCATTAGCTAAGTTATCACCAATTAGCTTATCCAGTTTTAAGAGTCCTTTCGCTTTTCTAGCCTCTCCACTATCTTTTTTTAATTTTTTTGAAATTCCAGCTGCTCCACCTTCAAAAAAATCAATTGGTCCGTTGAGAGCAGAAGCGTATGGGGATTTTGAAAAATGATGGTCAGCCTTATTCATTTTAAACTTCATCTTCTGTGGGACGAGAAGAATAGATTTGTTAGGCTGTTGGTTCGCCATGTAGGATCTTTTACCTACATTTTCTTTGTCTAATTGTTGTTTTCGCGCCAATATAGCTTTATCGTCTGCGGTAAGTTTCCCGTTGGCTTGTCTCTCTTGGAAGCGCTTCCCACTAATCGCCCTGTTTATGGTTGACATATCCATGTTTCTCGCCATAGCAAAATTTGGAATATACCCACTAGCAGCTCTGACCTTCCTAGCGTTAGCGGGAAGACCCATCGAAGAAGCCATGTTCTGATTAAAAATAGCGTCTCCACCATTAGCATAATTAGGGACAATATATTCACTACTATTAGCAACCATTGTCCCCCGCTTACCGCTACCGAAAGCAAAATTAGGGATGACAACAGGTTTAGCAGAAGCGGGTGCGCCGCCTACACCTCTGGAGATGTCAGAGCTTTCAGCTCCGATTGGTAAGAAACCTCCGGCAGCTCTTCTGCCGCGCCTAGAGGCAGTTCCAGCCATGACACCGGGGGCAACATTCCTAGCGATACCCTGCATCTTTTGCATGACCGCCAGCTGCTCATTTAAAGCTTTTGTAAAGAATGCGGTTTGAAGCTTTTTCTTTTCTCCTTCTGATATGTTCTGTTTTTCAATCGACAAGATAGCGCTTCTGATACCTTTATCATTTAAAAGCGATGCAGCTATCTGGCCTTGTAAAGCCTTTTGTGCTTCAGCAGCTTTATTTAAACCAAAGAAAGTTTTTAATGCACCAGCTCCAAATTTAGCAAAATCTAAAAGCAGTTTTCCAATCGCAACCAAAGCTAAAGCTAACCCCGGACCAGCAATTATACCACTGATACCTTTAATTAAGCCTTTAGCAAATGTAGACCCTATTCCGTCGCCATCCAAAACATTTTCAATAGTACCCACTATACTATTAAAGACCCCAATAATTTTAGATAAATTCTCAGTAACACCTATCTCACCCAAAGTATTTGCTAATTCTTTTAGGTTTACAGTCGCAGTGTTAACGGCGGCAGCTAAAGTCTTAGATAGAGCTGCATTACGATCATAAGCCTCAGAAGTAGCGTTTAAGGACGTATTCGCTACTTCACCGCTTCTTGAGATTTTTTGATTATAGTCTTCAAGCAAAGCTAGGAAAGGTGCGATCTGAAACTTACCAACGAGATTATCTGCGAGATTAACTCTTGAAGCCTGATCTAATTTGGCAAATGTTGGAGCTAGATTCTCAATAATTTTATTAGAGGATAGAACTCTACCTTCTAAGTCTGTAACTTCGACGCCTAACCTTTGAATAGACTGGAGCCTGTCTAAATCTTGAATTCTAACAAAAATTGTTTTGAGAGAGTTTCCTATAACAGCTCCACCACGCGCAGTTTTTTCTTGAAGTGCGGAAATTATACCTACCAACTCATCAAATTTTACACCAGTGGCGACAGCAACAGCTCCAGAACGTTTCAAACCCTCAATCAAATCCCTATCAGAAACAGCGGCGCTTGCAGCGGCAGCAGAAATCTTATTAAGAACTTCAGCGCTTGTTATCCCCGCGCTTGAGAAAGAGTTAATCGCAGCTGTTAAACCAGCCACAGAATCTGCAGCACTTAAACCAGAAAGACGAGAAAGAACAAGGGCGTCATTGAGCCTTTTAGTAACCTCTTCAGCTTTAAGACCTTGACGAGACAACTCCAAAGCTGCTTCTGCTACGGTTTCAAAGGTCTGCCCTGTATTTCGGGCTATGTCGAATATCTGATTTTTAAAACTATTAAGCTGAGATTCTGATTGCTTAAGAATAGAATTGATGTTAGCTAGGCTTTTTTCAACCTCAACAGTCGATCTGACCAACTCTTGCAACCCTTTTGAGACGGCAGCAATAACCCCAACAGAAGCTCCAAATGCCAAAACACGGGCGTTAGCCGCCTCCATAGATTTTGTAAACTCATCTGCCTTACCAGTTAAGCGTCCTAAAGGTCTAGAAAGAGACTCAATACTCTTAGCTCCCGGACCCATATTGATCCTCAAATTCTTGCCAACTTTTTTGGCCGCTTCGTTAACACTTCTTTCGAAACCTGTTTGGACGGTTGGTAATTTGAGGGGCATAATC